CTATAAGATACTTATATGCTGCTGTGGACTTAAACATTCCTATGTATAAAACTCTTGAAGGAGAAGTTTTTGACATACAGAATGAAACACTGAAGAGTATGTTTATAAAAAGACTTTTTATTAAAGATAAAGATTCAGGAAGATTTGTCTTAAATGTATTAGATAAAGCAAATCCGAAGGTTAAAAAAGGCATTGGATACAACTCAGTTGCAACAGCAGGTGGACGCTTAGGTGGTCCTGGAACTATTGCCCCTACAACACTGGGTCAAGGATTGGCGTTCAATAGCGCAAATGTTCCAGTAGCCGTATACAGTAGAGGTGATGATGAAATATCAGTAGCTAATCTTTTTGAAAATGGATTATTAGACTCTGGATATGGATTCACCACATATAATGTTAAAGTTTATGGCGATTCAGAAGTTATATCTTCTTTGATAGCTCCTATGACTGTAAGCCTAAAAAAGGCTGTTGTTGATAATTTTGTTTCAAGGGTTAATAGTTTGTTGGGAGACGGTGCTGATGAACATGCACTTGTAAATAGATTTATAAAGTACACTGGAGAGGACTTCGCTAATTATGTAATTCAGGCTAATCAGTTAATTACAGTTGTAAATCCTAAAACTCCATTAGAAGGATTCAATGAAGATTTCGAATTACTTATGGATGGAATCTCCCCAGAGATAAAAGAGTCATTGAATGGGTTACCCATGTTTACAGCTAATTATAAAGATGCTAATGTTCATCAAGTAGTAAGTAAGGGTATAGGTGAATCATTCGCTTTCTTGCAAGGTAACACTTTATTTGATTTATTCGATGATCAAGGTGTGAAAGAGCTTCAACAGTTTTTTGAACCAAGCGATAGAACCTTTTATAAATCCAAAGATTTCAAGGATCTATCGGAGCAAACCTTCGCGCTTATGATACCCAAAATACTTAGAGCAGGTTACACAGGTAATTCATCCATAATGAATCTTCTAGATACTTTATCTCAGGATATTCAAAATTTAGACAGAGCAGAAAAAAATCCCTTAGCAGAGTTTAGAATTGCAGACATAATTGGAAGATTCTCTACAGATATGACAGAAGCGTTAAAGCAATCTACTGGTGATAGAAAAATATCTTCTACCAAGATGCTGTCTTACTTTGTATACTTACAGCACCTAGCCAACTCTGTTAGAAAAATATCAATCAAAACTATACCTAGATTTAATATGCTGAGGGAGCATATTGGAAAGCCTTGTGTGTTCCTAAACTATAATAACTTTTATGCTTATATTTCTAATAGGTTAAATGAAAAAGGTTTCTTGAGTGGAATATACACCATATTTGGATATGAGCACACGATTAGCGGATCAGAGTGTTCCAGCAGCTTCTTTCTTCAGAGGAATGAGTTGGCAAACCTGACAGCAAATTCTATATTCAGTGAGGCCATAAAGTGAATTTATACAAAGCAAGAGTAGAGGATGTAGTAGGTAGTTCAGACCCTACGGCCATACTGTGTACAATTCTAAAGCAATCGAACGCAACAGGTAAAAAGGAATTAGTCCAAGTCTATTACACTACACCTTATAATGCTACATTTCCTGGAGGAGGAGGCTTTACCGCTTACCCTCAGAAAGGTGATATAATTATTATAGCAACTTTAGACAATGATACATCTACAAACTATTTTTATGTTTCAACGATAGTAGGTCTAAATCTAACATTAGAGGAGTCTGGTCCTAATACACCAAAAGGGTCTAAAGATCTTGGATCAGGTAACGCTAGAAAAAGAACTATCGGACTATCTGATCACAGAGGGGGATCACTTGAGTTTGTAGATGAGAGTGGGGATTCTAAGTCTACCGGACCTATAAGAAAAAACTTTGTAAAGATGGCTGATGGAACTGGGAATCAGGTCATCATGAATAGAGTTCCTGTGAACAGTTCGGTTACGCTGAACACACCAAATGAAGAGGTTAAGCTAAAGCTATCTGGAAGAGACAATCAAAACTCAATATTTGGTCCAAATTCTTTATTAGCAAAGGCTGCTGGAAATATTGCTATTCAATCAACGAGAGGTAGCATGAGGATATCAAATGCTGCTGAGGCTAAGACTATTGACATAGTTAACAGCGGTAGGACTGATGTAATAGACGGACTAATAACGGATGTTCTACGAGGGGATATTAATATAAAAAGCCTACACAATACTGTAAATGTATTAGCAGATAGTTATCTTCCTTTCGAGAGACCTGGGGTTTTTATAGGAACCAACTCACTTCATCAAGCTGGCGTGGTTCAGCTAAGAACTGGAGGCACTATAGAACTAGTTTCGGATAGCACTGTGGCTACCGTAGGAGTAAATCCAGACAGCGGCAAAATTTTCATAAAGGCTACAGGGGACATAAATATTATATCCGATACAGGAGATGTTAACATTTCTGCGCCTACGGGTAATGTTAACCTTCAACCTGTCACTCCACCAACCTTCGTCAGATCCACTAACAACAAGGAGATTTTATAATGCCTATCAACCCTTTTGATACTAAGTTCTTACAAGGTGGCATAAACACTGGTCAAGGATTGATTCCTACCTTTGGTGTTCCTCCTTGTATTCTTAATTTAGCTTTTGATGTTCTAGCACTTCTACCAGGAGATGCCTTAGGAGCTATAGCCAACGGTATAAACTCTGGTGTTGTTCGAGCCAGAAGCGCCATAGGAGATGTAAAGGGGCAGATGCTAGGTGCTTTAGGATTCCAGGACATTGACGGAGATGGTCAATACAGGCTGGGTCTTGATAGTGGATTGGGAGGTCTTGGAGAGTTCGCTGATTCAGCATTAGGGGCATTAGGGAACGCAGCAGGAATCGTACAAGGAGCTATAGAGGAATTAAATGCAACAATAAACGAGATCAATCAGATAGTGGATTGTCTAAATTCCTTTAGAGACGGTGTAAGTAACAGTGTATCTTTCACTAACACCTCCACATCTCCAGACAACGCCACTGAGCTTATTAATCAGCAAGTTATTGACGGGTGCCAGCAGTTTATAGCAGACGCTGGGCAGACCTTAGCCAACATAACTGCGGTTATACAACAAAGAGCAGACGGGACCTTATTCGATCCAGATGAAGATTTAGAAGAAGATGAAGGTCCTATTTTCAGATTAACCTTCGGACCTCCTGTTAGTAAGAAAGGTTCTTTCCTTCTGTCAGTAGACGGACTATATTACGATTCTCAAGGTAGAACTTATAAAGGTGGAGAAGTTCCTAGCGTTGAAGATATAGGTTTTATTCCTGACAGAGATAGATGGAAATTAGATCACGCTCCTAGCTTGGGAGGTAAAGGAACTCAGATAACTGTAGGCGATGTTAGTAGGTATGTAGACACACTATTTGATGTAGAGATACTTGACGAGTCCGAGGCATTACAGCAGTATTACGACGCAGACCATGCCTTAAATGTTATTAAAGGTAATAAATCTAAATTCATAACGGATCTTGAGAGACAGAGAAAATCACTTATAGCATCAGGGTACGAAGAGAGTTCTGCGATAGTACAGAACATGCAACAACAGATCTTTTCTCAAACTGAGTTGTTTGATATAAAGATAAGAAAGAGAAAGAAGCAGATAGAAGTTGCAGTGAAGGCTCCTGATTTCTTTGGTTACGATGGATTCTTTGAAAAAGGTAAGATACCTGTAAACGACTTTAGCTATCTTGGAGGATTAAACCTAGCTCCTGGATTTGAGAAGCAAAAGTCTTTGGTACTAGATCATGGTGAAGTAAGTGGTGTTATTCTTCCTGCAAAACCCATCTTTGTTAAATCAATTACAGGACCCTCTTCACCTTCCCTTACTCCTTTAAATATTGCTCCAATAGGTACGGGGGTGTTTGCGGATGTGACTGATGCTAGTTCAACTACCTTACCTGCAATAACTATTTCTGATTCTGTGGTGGCTGATAGACTTGTAGCCATATACAGTTTTCTAGATGCAGATGTGCAAAAACCAGAATCTACAAAGTATAATGTAATCAGTTGTAATGACGATCCGACGCAAGACGCACAACTTGTAGGATCCACTTTAAGTTCAATATTTGCATCTGGATTAGGTATTCCACTCCTAAAAGGTATTGTTGAATATACTCCCTCAGGGAACTTTGTCCAGCAGAATAAGCTAGGAAGTTATTTAAGACTCCCTGCATCTAAGAAGATGCAGGACTTAATGTTCAACTTAAGAGGATGTAGCTTTGATTTCTGGTTACACATGGATCATGCATTTGCACCTAACAACATAAAAGAGAGAACGGGAAACAACCTAAAAACAAACAATAGAGATACTTCTTCTGGTGCTTTCTACGACTATAACTACTACAAAATTATCCTATCCAACGAGAACACGGGTGGGGATTATATTGTAAATGCAGATACCGCAGTAAGAAATAGAAACTCCGACACTGTTCGTGGCATGTTAATGGGATTTACTAGAGATCCTCAATGGACAAGTGACTCCACCAAATTTAGAGGAACAGATACTGACATAGCGGCGAACTTCGCCAGCATAGACACCTCCAACACTACAGATTCTGTGAGCTTTTTCATAGCTCCAACACAGTCAGTAAATGGTGACGATGTAACTTTTGTGAGGTCATCTGAATGTGATAATGATCTAAAGCCTTTTGACGGTATGACGATCTCTACAACAAAGACAACTTCATCAGGGCACTCATTCAATGATTTAAGTTCTAGCTTTGTTCATATGAATGTGTCTTTTGATGTTCAATCTGATGAAATAAAAGTTTACTTAAACTCAGAATTGTTAGAGACTTGTTCTTTAAGTGTTGTATTTGGCACTGACCCTGGGGTTCCTGCGAGAATCCCATCCTTTATTAAAACAGGAGATAATGACACAGCCAGCTTCTACTACTCTTCTGGAACTGTCGAGAATGTAAAAACAAGTGATTTCAACAACGGTCCAAAAAATGATCAATTCTTTACTCCATGGATATTTGGAGGAGGTTGGACGGACGGATTACCTATTGATTATTCAACAAGCTCAGGAGGATTCATGTCTGAGAGTAGGGGTCTTTTCAGTGGTCTAGGGGGTAGAGTAGGAAGTCTAAAAATATATGAAAAGCCCCTAACTACTAGTGAAGTTTTGTTTAACTATAACGCACATAAAGCGTTCTTCAACAATATTAAAGTCTAATGGCTACTAGCATCTACGGGAAAATAATACCAAAAACTGAGCTTGATAAACTCAAGTCCAATGAGCAGTTTGAGTTTATTGGTGTCGGTGTTCCTGTGGGTAAGTCCAATAAACTTTTTTATAAAGTTACTTCCAAAGAGCTTATTATAGGACAGATAAGACAGCTTATATTCACATCTCCTGGTGAAAGAGTAATGCTACCTAACTTTGGACTAGATTTAAACTCATTCTTGTTTGAGCCTATAACTCCTGACACAGAGGGGATTATAAAGGAGAGGGTGATTAATCAAATAAATAGATATATCCCTAATGTTTCCGTTCTAAATGTTAGGGTTTTTGCAAATGATAATAATGACCCTTTCTCAACAAGTGAGTTGGCATCAATAATAATTCAAGTAGATGTTCAAGAAAGATCTACTCAGCAAGTAATTCCTGTGGAGTTTAAGATATGACAAACATTCCATACACAACAGCGGCTTCAGATTTCCTGAAGTTAGTTGAGTTCAAAGAGGATAGTAAGGCAGATCTAGTTGATTTTGCTGCAACCGACTTTGTTACACTTAGAAGTTCTTTATTAGATTATGTTAAAGCGGTATATCCTTTAGATTATAATATGTTTGCTGAGTCTGATCTTGGGATGATGATGGTTGAGCTTGTTGCGTACATGGGAGCAGTAATGTCAATGAAAGCAGACATGCTTGCTCATGAGTCGTTTATAAAAACAGCTAAAAACCCAGTAAACATTAGAAAGCTTCTACAACTAATTGGTGTTAAATTTAGGGGTCCTGCATCAGCAGCAGCACAATCAAGTGTAACACTTGCAGCACCGATAACATCAGGTGACTCTATAACGATACCTACCTCTAGCAGAGTTTTTAATGTTACCTCGCCTGTAGATTCGCAGGCCGTGAGCTATACACTTTACAAGATAATAAACGGTCAAATAGAGGATATAAACGCATCCAATCAAATCGAGCTAACTTATGATGAGTCTGA